TTGACGGATATACGCTTTATGGTTTTGATGAAGTGGGTATGTTTGATGGTGAGTTTAAGAACCCACAATATTGTATGATGGAGATTGGATAATGACACATATGGAATATCTAACAAAGATTCAAAACGACTATTTGTTCTTCAAAGATATGTTGAAGTCTCTAGAGAAGATTAAAAAGAAAACGCCAGGCAATGGTTTCGCAAAAATGAAGTGTCGTGAACGGATTGCAGAACTAGAAGCAATCTTTGATGAGATTGATTACGCAGCACAGGTGACTTATGACTAAGATGAATATCGAACAGTACTTTGCAGAATGTCTACAGATGGATTGGTTCTACGATTACTCTGATGACCATTCTGTATGGACTCGTGGTACGGAACGTCAGAGCGAATTGCGACAGATGGCTGAAGGTAGTCCGATTCTTGAAAAGATTTTTAGTGATTTTCGATATCGCTATACTCGTGGTGAGATTGAACGTCCACAACTCACTGATTATATTGAAGAAATAAATTGAAAAAAGTACTTGACATTTGCTGTGGATTTGTTATAATAACAGTATAGTCAATAAAGAGAGGAATGAATATGAAAAAGATTTTATTTGCGACAATGATGTTTGCTACTACTATTGGTAATGCAAATGCATTTGAGTTTCAAACAAACAACGATACATTCGTAACAGCTATAATTAATCAGATTGTTACTCAACAAGTGGAACAGACTTTTGGTTCGCAGTCTACCTCACAAGTTGGTGATGGTAAACACGTTATCATTAGAACCCAAGATGTTATTAAAACTGGTAAAGTTTCAAGGTGTTGGACAAGTACTATCTACAATAGTCAAGGTACTCCAATGCCACAAGTTGTTTGTTACTAAGAGGTTACAATGTTTGAAGGTGTAAAAGAATACAAAGTTTCCGACTATCTGATGTTTGATGATAGTCTGAAAGGAAGTGAGTACGGTGGTGAAATTGATTTTGATAATGGATACGGACTATCTATTGTAAAGCATAAGAGTTCTTATGGCGGTACAAAGGGTCTGTTTGAAATCATGTTGACTAGGAATGGCAATCCGTATTCACTTCCACCCTTTACAGAAGATGGGGATACCGTAAAAGGTTTCCTCACAAAAGAAGAAGTCGATAGTATTATCAGTGATGTAGAACTACTTCCGGCTACAGTTTAAATCAATCTCCTCTCTGACTACTGACCCCTTTACGGTATAAATACTGTAAAGGGGTTTTCTTTATGTCAAATACATTATCATATTTTATGGGTCGAGATGGTTTTACTTGGTTCATTGGCGTTTGTGAGGATAGAGATGATCCAAAAGCATTAGGACGTATTCGTGTTCGTTGTTTTGGATATCATACAGATGACTTGCAAAAGATACCAACACAAGATTTGCCTTGGGCTCATGTCATGCTTCCGCCGACTGCACAAGTTGGTGCATTCCATAACATCAAACCAAGCGATTGGGTATTCGGTTTCTTTCGTGATCCAGACTATCTGCAAGAACCTGTTGTCATGGGTGTCATGCCAGGCATTCCAGCCGCAGCCGCAGATCCATCAAAAGGATTCAATGATCCCAATTCACCAGATGCACCAGAACCCCAAGCAGAAAAATATAAAAAAGATCCAGACTTCGGCCCATACCCTACAAGAGATGGTAAGGCAGATACTTCACGTTTAACTTCTGGTTTACTAGAAGCACATCCAGAGATAGCGGAACGTGATGAAGCATTCACTAGTGAAGTTCCTATCGCAAACGAGAAAATGATTCTTCAGAATGCAGATGACAAAATGTCTATTACATCTAATCCGCCTGTAGATACTGCTGCGAACTGGACGGATAAACTAGCAACCAATATAGACTTCACTGCAACCTCATGGAAAGAACCAATTACTACGGACGATTCGATTCGTGGTAAGGATGCAACTGGAAAGAATCCAGAGACACAAGAAGATAGAGTTCCCCCATATAAAAGACGGAACACGGAGTATCCGTATAATCATGTTCTTGAAACAGAAAGTGGTCATATCAGAGAATATGATGATACACCTTTTGCAGAGCGTATCTATGAGAAACATAGAAGCGGAACATACTACGAGATTGACTCTGACGGAAACAAAGTCACTCGTGTTGTAGGACAGAACTATGAGATTATCGCAGGCTCCAACTTTGTGAATGTAAAGGGAGATGTGAACCTAACGATTGATGGTAATGCAAAGACATACATCAAAGGAGATTGGAATATTCAAGTGGATGGTAATAAGAAAGAAGTAGTAAAGGGTGACGTATCGGAAGAGTATGGTTCAAATGCTATAGCAGCATTCCACTCTACTACGGTAACAGGATTTAGAACCAAGACTATTCTTGGACTTGAGAATGAAAACGTGGTTGGTGTTGTCGCTCATGTGTATGGTGGACTTAAAACGGAAACTGTTGGTGGTAACTCTACGTTGGGTATCACTGGTAACTATGACGTTGATGCTTCAAGGATTGATCTAAACTAATGAAGGGCGAATTTGATATTACAATTGATGGTGTTGTTCATAGGTATACAAATTATAACGATATACCTATGGTATTTGATAACCTCATAAGATTTGAACCAGAAGTTATTCCAGGCCCTCATACTGAAGAGGAGCATGAGATAATGGCTTCTTATAATGATAAACTAAAAGAACTAATGAAAAGGGAGACACGATAATGCCAGCAGCAACTAGAGTTGGTGACGCAGATGTTCCTCACTGTTCTGGAATGGTCAGAGCAGTAGGGAGTGGTAACGTATTTGTAAACGGAATACCTTGGAGTAGACAGGGAGATGTAAATACAGGTCATCTTTTACCGCCTGCACCTTGTCCAGGCCATTCTGCTCCTATTGCGTCTGGTTCTTCAACAGTATTTGTAAACAATAAAGGAGCCGGAAGAATTGGTGACGGTATTAGTGGTTGCACTTCTGTGGCTGCTGGTTCACCAAATGTTTTCGCTGGAGGATAACAATGTATGAGTATAGATGTACAGTCGTAAAGATTGTAGACGGTGATACCGTTGATGTGGATATCGACTTGGGGTTTGGTGTATGGATGAAGAAACAAAGAATTCGTATGTACGGTATCGACACACCAGAATCACGCACCAGAGATTTAGAAGAAAAGAAGTATGGATTGGCTGCAAAGAAGTTCATCACAGATATGTTAGATGACGATGGTGGAATTGTTCTCAAAACATATAAGGATGCAGAAGGAAAGTTTGGTCGTATTCTTGGGGAACTGTGGAGAACTACCAACTATGCTGACAAATCAATCAATGAATATATGATTGAGAAACATCATGCGGTGCGATATATGGGTCAATCCAAAGATGATATCGCAGAACAACATATCAAGAATAGAGACTTCCATAATCTCTGATTATCGTTATAAATACCTTTAAGGAGATTTAGATGGCAGTTAATCCTAGTGCGTTTAAAGATGCAGAGGCGATAAACAATTCCGAAAGAAGTGCTTTTATATTTAAGGACTTCAACTTTAATTTTGCAAAACATCCTGTAACTGGTGACATTGCAAAACTGACTGATATTGCTGCTGTCAAAGCAAGCGTTAAAAATTTGGTAATGACTAATTTCTATGAACGTCCTTTTCATCCAGAGATTGGTTCTGATGTTCGTAATGCATTATTTGAAAACATGACTCCTCAAGTTGCTTCAAGACTTGGGAGAAACATTGAAGATGTGATTGTGAACTTTGAACCAAGAGCAGAACTTATTAGTGTTATTGTTCAGGCGAACATTGATAGTAACGCATATGAAGCAACAATCAAATTCAATGTTGTAAACTCAGAGACAGAAGAACAAACATTGAATCTATTTTTAGAGAGACTAAGATAAGATGGCAACGAAATTACAAGTCACTGAGTTGGACTTTGATGATATCAAAACAAACCTCAAGACGTTTATGAAAAACCAGACAGAGTTTTCAGATTATAACTTTGAAGGTTCTGCACTATCGACACTTATTGATTTACTTGCATACAACACTCACTACTTGGGTATGAATGCAAACATGGCAATCAATGAAGCATATTTGGATACAGCAACTTTGCGTTCTTCTGTAGTCTCTCACGCAAAGACGCTCGGTTATACTCCTCGTTCTTCTCGTGCGCCTGTTGCTTATTTGGATGTTACTCTAAACAATTCTTCTCTATCAACTGCTACTATTGCAAAGGGAACTAAGTTTACCACACAAGTGGATAGTACAACATATGCCTTTGTAGTAAATGAAGATAGAACCACAACACCACTCAATGGTGTTCTTCGTTTTTCTAATCTTCCTATCTATGAAGGAACTCTTGTTACTGCAAAGTATACTGTTGATAATAGTAATCTGGAAAAACAATATCTTATTACAGATAATCGTGCAGACACCACAACTCTTAAAGTGTCTGTACAAAATTCTATTGCTGATTTAACTACAACAACATTTACACTTGCAACAGATATCTCACAAGTCAGTGCAACATCAAATGTTTATTTTCTACAAGAAGTAGATGATGGAAAGTTTGAAGTATACTTTGGTGATAATGTAGTTGGTAAGAAAGTAAATGATGGAAACATTGTCATCTTAGAATATATTGTGACAAACAAAGGTGCAGCAAATGGTGCAAAAACTTTCTCTGGAACTTCTGTTGCTGGAGAAACCAATATAACTATTGCAACCGTATCTGCTGCCGCTGGTGGTGCAGAACCAGAAACAATCGAATCAATTAAATATAATGCTCCCTTGGATTATGCATCACAAGGTAGAGCTGTTACAACTGATGATTATAAGGTTATCATCCCAAGAGTTTTTGCAGACACAAAAGCAATTCAAATATGGGGTGGTGAAGATAATGATCCACCAATCTATGGTCAAGTTTTTGTTTCTATCAAAACAAACTCTGGTATCAATCTAACACAAGCACAAAAAAATACTATTGCATCTTCACTTGACAGATATAACATTGCTTCAGTTCGTCCTACAATTATTGACCCAGAAACAGTAAAGATAAAACTGAATACCTCGTTTAAGTTTAACTCAAACGTAACAACAAAAACATCTACTGATTTGGAAACTTTAATTAGAACTACTATCTCAAATTATAATACATCTGATTTAGAAAAGTTTGATGGTATCTTTAGATTCTCAAAACTATCTCGTTTGATTGATGCTACAGACCCATCAATATTATCAAACATCACAACAGTTCGTTTACAAAAAACATTTGCGCCAACATTAAATGCTGCAACAAAATATGAACTCAAGTTTTCTAATCAACTCTATCATCCTCATGCTGGTCACAACTCTATGATGGGTGGTATCACTTCATCTACTGGTTTTAATATCAGTGGACAGAGTGGAGAGTTCTTTATGGATGATGATGGTAATGGAAACATCAGAGCTTATAGTTTGGTTGGTGGAACAACAAGAACATACTTGGACACAAACATTGGAACAATTAATTATACTAATGGATTAATCACATTAGACTCTTTGAATGTTACTGCATCTTCAGAAACTGCTGGTATTACAATCACAGTTATTCCAAACTCAAATGATATTGTTCCAGTTCGTAATCAATTGTTGGAGATTGATTTGACAACTCTAAGAGTTACTGGTGAGAATGATACAATCGAGTCTGGTGGTTCTTCTGCTGGTACTGGTTACTCAACCTCATCTTCATATTAAGGTTTATTAAATGTCTGGACATGACCCAACATTAAAGAATAAAGTATCTCCTCATATTCAGAGTCAACTGCCTGAGTTTGTTCAAGCAGATCATCCTCTGTTTTCTTTATTCCTCAAATACTATTATGAGTTTTTGGAAGCTGGAGAACTTGTTGTTACTGGTTCTAACGATTATGTTATTGAAGAAACAATCAGTAAGAACTATATTCTTGATGAGACAGGTGAGAATATTGTACTTGAAGAATCTGTTGGAAAGTTTACTGTTGGCGAAACAATCACTGGACAGACAACTGGTGCGACTGCTCGTATTCTTGTTGATGACTTTGATAACAACAAGCGACTATTCATTACATCCCAACAAAGATTTCAAACTGGTGAAACGATAACTGGTAATACTTCTGGTGCTACCACAACAGTTGCATCCTATCGTGCAAACCCTGTTCAGAACATTCAACAACTTCTTGCATATGCAGATGTTGATAATACAGTCTATGACTTCTTAGATAAGTTTAGAGATTCCTTTATGGAGTCTTTGCCTAACACTCTTGCAGACGGTATTGCAAAACGCAAACTCATCAAGAACATTAAGGATATGTACGCTGCAAAGGGTACACGAGATGGACATAAACTGTTCTTCAGAATTCTCTTTAATGAAGAAGCAACTCTTATCTATCCTCGTGATAATATGTTGCGTGTATCAGACGGTCAATGGTCAACAGATAAGGTTGTTCGTGTTATTGAAGATGGAACATCTGACTTCACTAAAGCAATTGGACAAAGACTTACAGGTTCTACTTCTGGTGCGACAGCACTTATTGCAACAGTCATTAAGTTTAGAGAAGGTGCAGACCTCATTGCAGAAATCAATGTGGATGCAAACTCTGTTACTGGAACATTCACTGCTGGTGAAATTGTTACAACAACAGACACAACATTAGACTTACAAATCTCTGCAACTGTTAAAGGTATTGTTACTGGTGCAAATGTTACAGTTGGTGGTGCGTATCATACAACTAGTGATCCTATTCAAATTACAGGCGGCGGTGGTAACAACGCTGCAACTGCTCGTGTTGAATCTGCTGGTGCTGGTTCTATTGATGAGATTGTTATTGAGAGTGGTGGTAGTGGATATACTGCTGGTGAAGAACTTCGTTTTGACTTAACAAACACTGAAGGTAAAGATGTTCGTGCAAAGATTGCTGTCGTTGGTGGTGGGTTCTTATTAGAACCATCAACATCACCAGACAACATAATTACAGAAGATGGTGACTTGATTGTTACTGATGATGACATTCAATATATCAGTAAGGAACAAACAGTAGGCGAACTAGATCATCTTGTATTAGAAGATGGTGATCAGATTGTTATTGAAGAAGCGACCTTTACAGACTTGGGTGTTCCAGCAGAGATTGGTGAGATTACTAAAGTTCATATGATTAACAGAGGTAATGGTTTTATTAAACTTCCTCTGGTTTCTGATAGCGCAACAACCTCTGGCTCTGGTTCAAGACTCTTTGCCGCATCAACTGTTTCTCCAATGGTAGGACACCTAGAAGGCATCTCTATTACAAACTTTGGTTTAGATTATTCTTCTGCACCAACAATCACAGTAAACAGAAATATTCTTGTGAAGAATGTAGTTGGTTCTTTTGCTGCCGGTGA